CCGAGTTGGTGTGCCCGCGGGAAGCGTTGATCGTCACGGTAGGGGTCGACGTGCAGCACGACCGCCTGGCGGTGATCGTCCGGGCATGGGGCAGGGGCGAGGAGTCCTGGTTGCTGTACTGGGGCGAGCTTCCCGCTGGCACCACCTGCGTCGACAAGAACGATGCGGTGTGGGCTGCTCTCGACAAGCTCGCACTCGGGCCGATCCCGCACGAATCCGGCGGCTCGATCATGACGTCTGCCGTATCGATCGACGGCTCGGACGGGCAGACCTCGGACGCGGTCTACGAGTGGGTCCGGTCCCGGCAGCGCAAGCACCAGCGGGTCGCGATCATGGCGGTGAAGGGGTCCAGCTCGCAGCAGGACCCGGAGATATTCAGCCATCCGAAGGCGCGATCAGTGGATCACCGCCGGCCGGACAAGCAGACGAAAGCGGATCGCCGCGGGCTGAAGGTGTTCCTCGTCGGCACGAACAAGGCCAAGGACTGGCTTGCCTCGCACATGAAGCTGTCGGGGACGGGCCCGGGCCGCTGGCACTTCTACCAGGGCGTGCGGGCGGATTACTTCGACCAGATCACGGCCGAGGTGAAGGCGCCGCACCGGCAGATCCGTCACCGCAAGGTGTGGCAGCTGCGCAGCGGCAGGCGTAACGAGGCGCTCGACGCCGAAGTCTACGCCCTGCACGCCGCTCGGGCGGCGCGGGTTCACCTGCGCAAGCCGGGCGACTGGGACCTGCTCGAAAATCAGATCAATCAGAACGATCTGTTCCCCGGCGATGATCAGGCTGTTGACCAAACGGCCCCGATCGCGCCGCGGCGCAGGCCAACATCGGGGTATGTGAACCAATGGCGGAGTTGAACCTGCCGGCTGAAATACACGCCGGCGATACGCTGCAGTTCACAGACAGCGTGGCGGAGTATCCGGCTGGAGACGGCTGGGTGCTCACCTATAGTCTGGTGAACTCCACCACCCGATACACCATTTCGGGTTCTGGCTCCGACCATTCGTTCGATATCCCGATGGCGACCACGGCGGCGTGGACACCCGGAGACTATCAGTGGGTCGCGTTCGTCGTCAGCGGGTCGGAGCGATTCACGGTCGGCACGGGCCGCATCACCATCCGCCCGGATGTGCTGACGACGCCTGCCGATGGGCGCACGCATGCCGAGAAGGTGCTCACGGCGCTTGAGGCGCTGCTCGAAGGCCGCGCGGGTCGCGATCATATGGCGGTCACGATCAATGGCCGGGCGATCACCCGCATGCCGATCACGGACCTGATCAAGTGGCGTGATCAGTACCGCGCCGAGCTGCGGCGCATCCAGCAGGCCGAGCGCATCGCACGGGGCGAGGGCTTGAGCGCGAATCAAATCCGGGTGAGGTTCTGCTGATGGCGCTGCGCGATCTTTTCCGCCGCCGCCCGACCCAACCGGAGCCGCGCCGCCGGGTTGCCTCGCGCTCGTTCCAGGCAGCGAAGATAGACCGTCTGACGGCGGGGTGGACAACAGAAGTTGTCGGTGCTGACGACGTGGTGCATCGGAGCCTGGCGGTACTGCGCGCTCGCTCGCGCGAGCAGCACAGGAACAACGATTACGCGCGCCGGTTCATCTCCCTGCTGAAGACCAATGTGGTTGGCACAAGCGGAGTGGTCGTACAGTCAACGCCGCCGGATCGGCGCGGCGGTGTCGACCAGCTGGCCGCCAATGCAATCGAGGCGGCATGGGCAGATTGGTGCCGCCGAGAAAATTGCGATGTGGCGCGCCGCATCGGCTTCACAGATATGCAGCGGCTGTTCATGGGCCAGATCGGCGTCGATGGCGAGTTTCTTGCGATCGAGCATACCCGGGGGCGGTGGGGGTACCAGCTGCAGCTGCTCGACCCGCAGCTGCTCGACGTGGAGCACAACACGCTGCTGCAAAATGGCAACCGCGTTCGCTTTTCGATCGAGTATGACCAGTTCGACGCGCCCATCGCCTACTACCTGGTGCGCAAGCCCAACGCCCTGGGATCTGATTACGCCTTCATGGGCAAGACTTATGAGCGGATCGATGCGGCGCGGGTGATCCACGAGTTCCTGCCGGATATGGTCGGCCAGCGGCGCGGGCTTCCGGTGATGTCGACCGCGCTGATGCGCATGCAAATGCTGGGCGGGTACGAGGACGCGGCGATCACGGCGGCCAGGGTAGGCGCGTCCAAGATGGGATTCTTCACCCCGCCCGAAGGCAGCTCGATCGACGGCCCGACGGACTCGGATGGCGCGGTCATCACGGATGTCTCGCCGGGGACGTTTGAGCAGCTGCCGGAGGGCACGCAGTTCACGCCGTTCAATCCAGACTATCCGCATCAACAGTTTGACGCCTTCGTCAAGGCCTGCCTGCGCGGGATTTCGTCGGGCCTTGGCGTGTCATACAGCGCGCTGTCGAACGACCTGGAGGGCGTCAACTACTCATCGATCCGCGCCGGAGTCCTTGAGGACCGCGAGGCGTGGAAGGCGCTGCAGGACTGGATGGTCAGCGTGTTCGTGCGCCGGGTGTTCGAGCGGTGGGCGGCGCAGGCTTCGAAGATCGGGATTCCAATCCCCGGCACTGGCGCCTGGCTGCGCGACACCGACGTGGCCCGGTACCAGCAGGCCGACTACCAGCCGCGCCGGTGGGCGTGGGTTGACCCGCAAAAAGACACCACGGCAAACATCCTGGCGATCCAGAACGGGCTGAAGTCTCGCGCCGAGGTGATCCGTGAACAGGGGCGCGATCCGGAAACCGTGTGGCGCGAACTTGAGCAAGAGCGAACCCGGCTCGGCGGCCTGCTGTCGCCAAGCCCTATGGAGGCAGTAGACGATGAAGAGCCCTGATATCGCGCAAGTGCGCGAACAGAGATTCCGCCGAGACCTCGCCATCGACCGCGCTGCCGGTAGCGCGATTACCGATGATGATCGGACGGTCGAAGTGGCATTTTCCAGCGAAGAGCCGTACGAGCGGTACTTCGGTATAGAGATCCTCGACCACTCCCCGAGCGCCGTGCGGCTGGGCCGCTTGCAGAGCGGTGGTGCGGTCCTGGTTGACCACGACACGCGCGATCATGTCGGGGTTGTAGAGCTCGTGCGCGTGGACAGTGACCGGCGGGGCCGGGCGCTGCTGCGCTTCGGGCGAAGCGCACGCGCTGCAGAGATCCTGCAGGACGTGCGCGATGGCATCCGATCACTGGTGTCGGTCGGGTATCGCGTGCACGACATGGTCCTCGACCGCCGCGGGGCGAAGGGCGAGCCGGACTCGTATCGCGTCACCGACTGGGAACCTTTCGAAATCTCTCTCGTGTCTGTCCCTGCCGACCATTCGGTGGGCGTTGGGCGCAGTGACTCTCAATCCTCACGTAATCAGGAGTTCCAGATGGAAACCACTATTCACGAGCAGACTGCTGCTCCGGCCCCGGCGGTTGACGCTCGGGAAATCGAGAACAAGGCGCGCACGGCCGAGGTGGCACGCATCCGCGGCATCCAGTCGATCGGCGACCACTTCAAGCTCGGCGACAAGGCCTCCAAGGCAATCGAAACCGGCACGTCGCTGGACGATTTCCGCGCCCTCACTATCGAGCACCTCAGCCAAACGGCGAAGCCGATCGATACTGACATCGGCCTCTCGGCCCGCGAAGTGAAGCAGTTCAGTTTCCTGCGCGCCATCCACGCGCTTGCCAACCCGAACGATCGCCGCGCCCAAGAAGCGGCCGCGTTCGAGTACGAGTGTTCGCGCGCTGCGTCCGAGCAGATGGGCAAGGCTGCGCGGGGCATGCTGGTCCCGAGCGATGTGCTCAAGCGCGACCTCTCCGTCGGGACCACCACGGCCGGCGGCCACACGGTGGAAACGGACCTGCTGGCGGGGTCCTTTATCGATCTGCTGCGCAACCGCTCGTACATGATGCAAGTTGCGACGGTCCTGTCTGGCCTTAACGGCAACGTGGCCATCCCGCGCCAGACCGCCGGCGCTACGGCCTACTGGGTTGCAGAGGCGGGCGCGCCCACCGAGTCGCAACAGGCATTCGACCAGGTCACCCTGACCCCGAAAACGCTCGGCGGTTACACGGACTTCAGCCGCCGGCTGATGCTGCAGAGCTCGATCGATGTCGAGTCGATGGTTCGCCGCGATCTCGCCACGGTGCTGGCGCTGGAAATCGACCGCGCTGCGTTGCACGGCAGCGGATCCAGCAACCAGCCCACCGGCGTGGCGGCGACGTCGGGCATCGGCTCGGTCGCTGGCGGCACCAACGGCCTGGCGCCGGCGTGGTCGCATATCGTCGCCCTGGAGACGGAGGTCGCCATCGACAACGCCGATATCGGCGCGCTGATGTACGTCACCAACGCGAAGGTGCGCGGCAAGCTCAAGACGGTTGAAAAGGCGTCGAGCACCGGACAGTTCGTGTGGGCGGACGGGGATACCCCGCTGAACGGCTATCGCTCGCTGACGACCAACCAGGTGAGCTCGACGCTGACAAAGGGCACGTCCAGCGGTGTGTGCTCGGCGATCTTCTTCGGCAACTGGTCGGACCTGCTTATCGGTATGTGGGGCGGCCTTGACCTGCTGGTCGACCCGTACACCGCCAGCACCACGGGCACCGTCCGCGTGACGGCGTTGCAGGATGTCGACGTGGCGGTTCGTCATCCGGAGTCCTTCGCGGCGATGCTCGACGCGCTGACCACCTGATGGTGATGTGCTGACTGTGCGTGGAGTCGGGGCGGCGATTGTCGCCCCGGTCTCCGTTTCTTCGCCTGGAGTGGTGCTCATGAAGATCAAGATTTTGCGCTCGACCGTCGCCGACGGTCAGCCTGTCGGCGCGGGCGATGAAGTCGAGGTGAGCGAATCGGCCGCTCGCGTCCTCATCAACCTGGGCAAGGCCGTACCGGCCAAGTCCAAGCCCGAGAAGGTCCGCAAGGATGTCGAGTGATTTCGCGACCGCGACCGCGGACATACTGGCGGCAATTGGCGACCTGGCGACCTATGTGCATACGGATGGGCGCTCGGTCTCGCTGTACTGCGTGGTAGACGACAGCGTCGAAGTGGTCGACGAATCCGGCCAGATCATCGAGCGCATTCGCGCTGCGACAATGGACAAGGCCGACCTATCCGATACCCCGAAGATGGGCGACACCCTCACCGTAGGGTCGCGCGTCTACGTGGTGCAACGACTGCTGTCCGACGATGGCTATGCCGTCCAGGTGTCGCTCTCATGATCGAGATGACGCTGACGAACATCGACGAGCTGCGGCGGGCGTTCGATCCCAAGCTGGTGAAGAAGGCGCTCGACCGCGCCATCAGCACCGCGGCCAACCGGGTGCGCACGCAGATCAGCGTGGACGTTCGCGCGCGGTACAACATCAAGGCCGGCGACGTGGGCAAGTCGGTCACGCTGCGCCCGATCAACCAGGACGGCGTGATCAACCGGCTGCTGGCGTATACCGGCGGGCGACTCTCGCTGCGGATGTTCGCCGCGGGCAGTGCGGCCCCGACCTACAGCAAGCGATCCGGGCGGCAACTGCCTGTCCGTGTGACGGTGCTGAAGGCGGAAGGGCGCAAGCAGGTGCAGGGCGGGTTCCTGGCGAAAGGCTTGAACCATGAAACCAGCACGCCATACCAGATATTTCAGCGCGAGGGCGACCCGCGTCGAATGACGAAGGGCAACTATGCCGGGCTGAAAAAGCAGCCCCTGCGCAAGCTAACCGGCCCCGCGATCCCGACGATGGTCAGCAACCCGAAGGTGATCACCGCCGCGGTTGATCGCGCCGGGGAAGTCATGGGAACCGAGTTCACCCGGCAAATGGAGTTGCTGATGTCCAACACGGGGGGCGCATGATCACCGACCTGATCGCGACCGTGCGCGCCTCGGCGGGGTCATTCGTGACCGTCGCGCTGGCCCAGAGCATGGAGCCGATAGACGACCTGCAGGCTGAAACGCCCGCGGCGTACTTCTACCTGGGCGGGGAATCCGCCAGTCAGTCGGACGCTGACGGCGCCATCGTGCAAGAGGTGACGCGCACGGTGAACGTGTTCGTGGTCGGCCTGCACGCCGACATGATGACCCTGCGCGCCGAGATTCGGCAGCTGATTATCAATTACCAGCCCGACGCCTATCACACGCCGATGGAATTCGTCGGCGGGGACTCGGCGTCGATCAAGGGCGAGTGGCAGTGGTGGCAGGACACCTACACCACCCGCACGCACTACCGCCAAACCTGACACCGGAGCCACCATGCCAAACCCATCACAGGGCGGGCGCTTTTACCTGATCGACGGCGAGCATGTGCCGGCCGAGGAGGTCGAGTTGCCGAGCGATCCCTACAAGTTGCGCGCCATTTGCGGCGCCATGTGGCCGGATGCGGCCGAATCCACCACCGATGTTGAGGAAGCTGCGCCATGACCATGTATTTCAAGAACGTCGCCCTACTGGCGAAGACCGAAGTCACCTACGGCACGGACCCGGTGCCGACCGGCACCGCGAACGCCATGCTGTCGAAGGCGGTTACCATTGCGCCGTACCTGGGCAACCGGGTCACGCGTGATCTCGACCGCTCCACATTCGGCGCGCAGTCGGAAATCAACACCGGACCGTATGTGACGGTGAGCTTCGGGATCGAGTATGCGGCATCCGGCACCGCGGGCACTGCCCCGAAATGGGGGCCGCTGCTGCTGGCGTGCGGCTTCTCCGAGACGGTATCGGCGGGCACGAGCGTGACCTATGCCACGGTGAGCACCGCGCTTAAGTCCTGCACGCTGTACTTCTACATGGACGGCCAGCAGCACAAGGTCATCGGGGCGCGCGGTAACGTCAGCTTCAACCTATCGCGTGGCCAGATCCCGACCATGAACTTCACGTTCACCGGGAAATACACCCGCCCGACCGCGGTCGCGAATCCCGCGCTGACGGTAACCGGCTTCCAGTCCCCGCTCGCGGTGACGAAAGCCAATACCCCGACCTTCACCCTGCACGGCTACGCCGCGTACTGCGAAGCGTTGACGCTGGACATGGGCAACAATATCGTCTACCGCAACCTGATCGGAGATGAGTCCATTCTGCTGACCGACCGCAACGCCCGCGGCAACGTGGTGATCGAGGCGCCGGCACTGGCATCGAAGGACTACTTCAGCGCCATGGAAGCGCATGCAGGTGTCACGCTGGGCGCGGTCAACTGCGTCCACGGCACAACGGCGGGCAACATCCTGACGCTAGCCGGCAGCTACGTGCAGCTGGGCAATGTCTCGATGAACAACTCGGACGGCGTATGCACCTACGCGATGGACACGGTATGGACGCCCAGCGCGGGCAATGACGAGGTGACGCTGGTCGCCACCTGACCGACTCCGCGGAGAGGGGGCCGGCCTGTTTAGCCGTGGGCCGGCCCCCGCCTATTTTCTAACGGCTCACTCCTTCAACGGCTAACTGCAACGGCGAGGTTCATATGGCATTGCTCAAGGGCAACGCGACTCAAGTTTCTGTGGATGTCACGGCTACGATCTCCCGCGACGGCGCGGATCAGGACGTAGCGTTTACCGTCTTCTACAAACTCCGCGCTCGGGATGAGCAACTTCGCCACGCCGAGCACATTGACGCGATAGATGTTGCGGCTGGTATCGAGCGGGCGTCTGCGAGGATCGAACGCGCGAAGGATCTCCTGCGCTCTCTGGTTCTCGGCTGGCACGGTCTCACTGGATCTGACGGCGAGGAGATCCAGTTCTCCCCCGAAGTGCTGGACGAAATGCTGGCGCTTGACGATTACTACGACGCCCTCATGGAAGGACTGCGCGATTCCTCGCTGCCGGGTGCCCGCCGAAAAAACTGATTGCGGCGGGGTGGCACTGGGCCAAGGCCGCGCCCGCCGACGATCCAATTGCCGATTACAGGCGCCAAGGGGTGGAGCTTCCGCCCGATGCGGTCGCGCACTTCAAGGCGCAGGCCGCGCGGCAGGACTTCATCGTCTGGCATGACAACTGGGAATCCCTCGAGCTGTTCTGCGCCTGCTCTACCCAGTGGCGCTACAAGGCGATGGGCGATGCGGCCGGGATCGACTACGCCGCGGTGCATGCCGTGATGCAGATGCGCGCCGTGGCCGACCAGGCGGCGGCGTTTGAAGACGTGCGACTCCTCGAGCATGGCGCCCTGGCGGCGATCCGCGGCAAATCACTGAGCGAGCTGATCAATGGCTGAGAAGAAGTTCACCACCGCATTGCTCATCACTGGGGATGGGTCCGGCGCGCAGAAAGCCATCAAACTCACCGCCGAGCAGCTCGAAGACCTGCAGAAGAAGACCAAGGAAACGAACGTCGGCTTCAAGGAGTGGGAGGCCGGGATCGGCAAAGCCGCGATGGCCGCCACGAAGTGGGCCGCCGGTGCCACGCTGGCCGCGGGTGCCGTCGCCGCATCGATGGTCAAATCGGCCATCGATTCCGCCGAGGCCACCGGGATACTGGCGGGAAAGCTCGGCATCACCACCGAAGCCCTGTCCAAGCTCCAGTACGCCGCGAAGCTGTCGGACGTGTCGCAGGCATCGCTCGAAACGGGCATGAAGAAGCTCGCGCGCACGTTGACCGACGCGGCCAGCGGGTCCGCTGCCGCCACGAAGGCATTTGACGCCCTGGGGCTGTCTGCCGAGGAGATCATCAACCTCCCGGCCGATGAACAGCTCGGGCGGATCGCCGACGCGCTGAATGCCGTCGAGAATGCCTCGCAGCGCGCCGCCCTGGCGCAGAAGATCTTCGGCCGTGGTGGCGTCGACATGCTCCCGCTGCTGGCGGAAGGGCAAAAGGGCATCGCCGCGCTGAGCGCCGAAGCCGAGCGCATGGGCGTCGTCATCTCCGAGGACATGGCGAAGAAGTCGCAGCAGTTCAACGATAGCGTGGACCGGCTGAAGGCGGCGGTCTCGGGCATCGGGCTGGAGATGGCGGCCTTCGTCGTCGGCCCGCTGGCTGATTTTTCCGAGGGGCTGCTCGCCGCATTCAAAGGCCCGGCGCTCGGGGATCTCGACCGCATCGCCGACAAGCTGAAAGGGCTGCGCAACCAGCTGGACGGCATGGTTGCAGGTCGCATGGGCGGCACGAAACAGGCCGACGAACTGCGCGCCCAGATCAAGGCGCTCGAGGAGCTGCAGAAAGCCAGCCTGAATGTCGCGTTCGCCAACGTCGAATCCGGCAACTCGGCGAAGGTGCTCGCAAAAGAAAACCGCGACCTCGATACCGTCAACAAGGCGCTGTCGACCTCGACGGACAAGCTCACCACCTCGACCAAAGCCCTGACCGCCGCAGAGAAAGAGCGGCGCGAAGACGAGATGATGTCGATCTTCGCCAAAGCGGAATCCGACAAAGGGCTCTACGAAACCACGAAGGCCATCGAGTCGCAGACCACCGCCATCATCGTGCAGAAAGCCGAGGCCGACCCGTGGGCCGCGGCCATGACGGGCGCTGTGGAACGGATCGACGCGGCGTTCGCCGATGCGTGGCTCGAGGTCGGCGACGGATTCGACGGCCTGCTGGACGGCATGAAGGGCGCGCTCGAGCAATGGCTGGCCGAGATGGCGCACCTGCTCATCACCAAGCCCCTGATCGCCAACATCAGCGCAGGATTCTCGGGTGGCGCCACGGGCGGGGCTGGCGGTGTCGGCGGGCTGTTCTCCGCGGCAAAGACCGGCTATTCCTGGCTGACGGGTGCCGGTGGCACGGGCGTCGGCATCGGCACGTCCCTGGGCAATGTCTACGGCGGCCTCGAAGACGCGCTCGGCATGCTCGGCATCAAAACGCCGGGCGAGAGCTTCCGCTACGCGGGCGCGACCGGACTGGAATCGCTCGGCCGCGTTGGCTTGAACATCGGCGCCGGCATGGCGGGCAGCTACCTCACATCGAGTCTGTACGGCGGGCGCGAGTCTACCGGCTACGGTTCGATGGCGGGCGGTTTCGTCGGCTCGGCGTTTGGGCCGATGGGTACGTTCGTCGGTGCCGCGGTGGGCGAGGCCATAGACCGCGCGCTCGGGGGCTCGGACTTCACCGGCAAACGCGTGAAGCTCGGCATTGGCACCGGCTCGATGGTCAACGGGGGCGACTGGGAGAACAGCCGCACCCTGTCGTCCGGGCTTCGTGTCGGCAACCTCACGCGCCGTGCCGGGGATGCGGGGCTCAGCGACGAGCAGATCAATACCTACCTGTCCGCGTTCGACACACTTGACGCCACGCTGACCGGCATCGCGCGCAGCAGTGGCGCGAACGTCGACTTCAGCAAGATCGCCCTGGCGGGCATGCCGCAATCCTACGATGGCGGCACGTCGGGGCAGGCGTTCTTCGGCTCACTGGCCAAGGGCGAACTGCGCGACACGCTCACCAAAGCGCCCGACGAATTCGTCAGGCAGTGGCTCGTTGCCATCGATGCGGAGTTGTCCGACCGCGTGCGCGGGATCATGGGCGACACCGCCGGCAAGACGGCTGAGCAGCTGGTGGGCCTGTTCGGGTTCGCGGCTGACATCGACCGGCTGCTGTCCATCGATGTCCTGAAGGACACCGCCGCCGCGGCAGAATCCGCCACCCGCTCGATCTACACCCTGTACGGGGAAGCCACCGAGCAAGTCGTTACCCTGGCGCAGAGCTTCGACGGCACCGCGGACAGCATGTCCACGCTGACCGATGCGCTTGGCGTGCAGAAGACGATGGCGATGCAGCTGGCGCAGCAATACGCCGCGCTGAGCGATTCGGTAAATGCCACGTTCGGCGATGCGATTACCTCGATCACCGAGTCCCTGATGACCGAGGAGCAGCTGTACGCCTCGCGTCGGGAGCAGATCGCCAGCCTCACCGATCAGCTGGCGACTACGATGGACCCGGCGAAGATCGCCAGCCTCACCGCGCAGATCGACACGCTCGCCAAGGGCGCATGGTCGCTGCTGGATGATGGGCAGCAGCAATCGCTCGGGGCCGAGTTCGTCGCGTTCCTCGAGCAAGCGCGCGGACTGGCGCAGGGGCAGATCAGCGCCGGGCAGGCATCGCTCGGCTCGCGTGAGGCTGGGCTGACGGGGGCGGTTGACCTGGAGGTGATGAACAGCGCCGCCAACGTGCAAGCCACGGCAGCGAACACCATGCAGCAGGCGGTGAACCAGTTCTCCGCGTGGGTCGCCAACCTGCCCGCGAACATCCAGATCCGCCTCGACACGGCCGAGGTCAACGCATGACCCGGCCCACCTCGATCGCGACCGACACCGCCGTTGCGCTGACCCTCACCCGCCCGCTGTTCCTCATCCAGCTGGGGTTCAACATCCCGGTTCGGCTCAGCAACCGTGAACAGATCACCTATGCCTCGGTGATCTGGCAGGCGGGGTCGTTCCGGCTGCAGATGGGATCGGGCGGCTGGGCCGTGGAAGTGTTCAACGAGTCGCTGTTGTTGGGGCAGACCGTTCTCACTCAGGGCACCGCCGGCCGCACGGCGAAGGTCTACCAACTGTACGGCGAGGGGCCGTGGGCGGATGAAGACGGCGAGTGCCTGCTTGACGGCGAGATGGGCGAGGCGGTGATCAGTGGCACCTCGGTGACGATCGCGCTGAAACGCAAAGCCCCGCAGAAAACGCCCCGCCTGTATATCGGCCCGCCCGTGTTCAACCATGTGCCGCCATCGGGGACGCAGATCCGCACGGCGGCCGGCATCACCATCTTGGAGCGTGGCTAAGTGGCGATCTATCCCAGCATCGGGCGCAAGACGAAGATCGCACCCGTGAACCGGCGCACGACCATCGACCAGTCCGACGCCGGCACCATCCGCATCGCCGACACCGGGGCGGATGACATCTACGAGATCACCGTGGATCACCCGCTGCTCGACTCGACCGATCGCGCCACGTTCTGGGCGTTCTTCGACACCTATCGGCTGACGCAGAACGCCATCACGCCGGCCGGCTCGGGCGATACCTATAACGTGCACTTCAGTGGCGTACCCGAGGAAGTCATGGACACGCCGACCCGCTGGACGATCACCGCGAAGCTGATCGGGAACAAAGCGTGACACTGACCATTCCCGTTCTTCCACCGGGGTACACGGCCCCGGTCGCCAAGCCGCTGACCGACTACCGCGGCAAGGTGATGCCAAAGCCCGTGGTCTCGGCCGCGGTGCTCAACTCGCAGCGGTCCCTGTCGGAGCAGCGCGCCACGGTGGCGGCGGATGGCGCGGCGCTGCCTGTCGCCTATGGGCAGGTGCAGATCGGGGGGCGAGTGTTCGCGGTCGACAACACGTCGGGGACGTGGACTGTCGGCGTGGCGTTCTGCCTGGGCGAGATCGACAGCTACGTTGAATTGCTGATCAACGGCGAAGCGCCGAAGGCCGGGGTCACGGTCGCCTACTACACCGGCACCACGTCGCAGACGGCTGACTCGATGCTGGCCGCGAAGATCACCGGCTACGCCGACACGCTGGTCTATTCGACCCCGAATGGATCGATCGGGGTGGCGTATTGCGTGGTGCAGTGGACAAGCCAGTACGACAACTTCCCGAGCTTCGTGGCCGAGCTGAAGGGCAGGAAGGTCTGGAATCCCGCGACCGCGACCACGGTCTACAGCGTCAACCCCGCGCTGCATCTCGGGGATCTCCTGTGCTCGACCATCTACGGCGGCGGCTGGACGGTGGACGACACCGACCTCGAGACCGCGATGGATGCGTGCGACGAGGTGGTGACGAGCGAGGCGCGAAGGACGTGCGGCATCGTGCTGGACACGGTGCAGGAGACCGATCAATGGGCGGAGATCCTGCGGGCCTATGCAGCCTGCTGGATCGTGCGCCGCGGCGGGACGGTCCACCTGATACCGGACAAGGCTGCGGCCAGCGTGCAGACCTTCACCGCTGCGGACGTGATCGAGGGCACGCTGCGGATCACCAAGCAGGACAGCAGCAACCTGCCGACCGTGGTGCGGGTGAAGTACACCGACACCACCGGGACGGAATGGCGCGAGCGGGAAGCCATCGCCAAGCGGTCAGGAGTGGACGCGGGCACGGTGCCCTGGCGCGAGTCCATCGTGGCCATGCCGGGCGTCACACGCTACTCGCAAGCCTACCGGGAAGCTGTGGAGCGGCTGAACAAACTCACGCTGTCCGACCTGACCGTCGAGTGGGAAACCTTCGACGAGGGGCTGAAGCGCGAAGCCGGCGACGTGGTGACGATGACGCACTTTCTCGGCCTCGCGGCAAAGGCGCTGCGCCTGGTGGAAGATCCCGAGCAGGTCAGGCCGGGGCGGTGGCGCCTGCGCGCAACCGAGTACGATGCAGCGGCGTACAACAACAGCGTCGAGAACGCGCCATCGAGCGCCGATGGCAACCTGCCCGAGATGGGCTCGCCGGATGCCGTCACCGGGCTGACGTTGGCCGAGGACAACTTCCAGCTGCAGAACGGCGACTATGCCAGCCGCATCAAGGTGAGCTGGACGGCCAGCACTGACCCGTTCGTCACGTCCTACCAAGTGACGGTCAGCCGGGGCGGGACGGTGGTCTATTCTGCGGAGACCCGCGACACCTCGGCGACCACCTCGCCGGCTCAGGAGTCGGTGCTGCACCAGGTCGACGTGCGCGCGCTGACGCCGCTGTATACCGGGGCCGCTGCGAGCTCCACGATCACGCTGGCAGGGAAAACGGCGGTGCCTGACGGCCCCACGTCGATCAGCGGCTACGAGGTCGCCAGCGAAGTGAGGCTGTTCTGGCCGGCGGATACCTCGGATTTCGACATCCGCCGCTACGAGATCCGCTACGGCACCACGGCGGGCAGCTGGGCGACGGCGGACGTGCTGGACCAGATCGACGCGCTGACGTACACCACCCGCGCGATCCCGGCGGGGACGTGGCGCTTCTACGTCAACTCGATCGACTCGGTGGGCCAATACGGCACCACGCCCGCGAGCACTGATATCGAGGTGACGCTGGACGACTCGGCGTACCTCGCCGCCTCGCTCAACTGCGTGACCGGCTCGACGACGCTGATGCACGCCTCGGATGAGTCGCGCACGGACGACATCACCACGTACTACAGCGACGGGGGTGATACGTGGTCCAGCCTGTTCGGCGCGGCGGCCATGAGCACGTTCACGAATCCGCTCGCGTCCTACCAGACCGCCAGCGGCACGTCGATCTGGATGTCGGACGCGCTGAATGCCGGGGCGTCTACCACGGGCGACTGGCTGGGCGAAGTGGAGTACACCGATCTCACGGGCACCGCGACGGCTGAACTGGGGCTCAGCGCGGACGACGTGTCCTACACCTGGGGCGCTCTCAGCCAGCGCGGCACAGCCCGCTACGCGAAGATCCGGGTGCAGTCGACCGGGATATTCTCGATTGAGTCGCCCGGCCCGACGATCAGCCTGCGGGTGATCGCACGCGAGACCAACGGCAGCGGCACCAGCTCCAGCAGCGCGGTGGTGACGGTATCGACCGGCGTGCCCTGCTCGGCTTTCAAGATGATCACCGTGGTGCCGCTCAGCGACACCCAGTACACCGTGAGCATCAGCAACCAGGTGGTCGGCGCCACGCCGAGCTTTGACGTGAGCATCCGCAACACCGCCGGCAGCCGCGTGGCGGTGTCATTCCTTTGGGCAACGAGGACGGTATAGATCATGGCCTACGTGCCTTTCGTAGATTCAAAGCCCGTCGCCAGCGACAACGGGAACGACGTCATCGACGATGCGAGGGAAAACCTCCTCGCCATGCGCGATGCGGCGGCGATTGGAACGCTTGTCGGGTGGAGCTGGGAGCAGTCCAACGGCACGGGCGATGAGGACCAGCCGCAATACGAGATATTCAAGCGCGGGACGGAGTGGATCAGGATCACGCTTGTCTGGGGCACGACAGGCGGCGAGGACGGCAACATCGTCTCGGAGACCTACGAGTACAGCAGCAACTCGGGAGGCTCATATGCGGCGATGGGATCATCCGCCAACCCGACGCACAACAAGCTGACGAAAACGTACAGCACGGCAGGCAATCAAACCAGCGAATCATGGGGAGCACCATAAATGGGAAGGCCAACTGTAGGTGTGCAGGGGAAGCTCAAAAAGCTGCTGACGCGCCTTGCCCCAAGCGGCTACGCGCAGACCCTGACCGACGCGCGGGTGTCCGCGCTGGACAACCTCAACGCGACGGTCTCCAGTCGCGCACCGTCCTCCACGGCGCTGTCGAATGCGATGTGGACCGATGCGAAGGCAGCGCTGCTGGATGCGGCCATCAGCAGCGTGCGCATCAAGCCGCAGGCCAACTTCATCCGCGACACGTCGGTATCCACTCGCACGCTGGGAGCATTCGACAACGAGATGGAGGGCTACGGCGCGGCGTACACCGCGGGTGCGCTGTCCGCTGGCGTCTACTCCGAGCTGCTGAGCATCACCGCGGCGGGCTATCTCTGGCTGGCCATCACGTACCGCGAGGCGAGCTTTACCAGTGGCACGCTTTCGACCCGGATCACGACTGACGGCGATGTGTGGGACGTGATCACCGATAGTGCCTCGACCACGCAGCGCGGGGGCCACGTCGCCCACGGCATAGCGTCCAACGGCAACACGATCATCGTCCCGGTGATGGCGAGGTTCGCCACCTCGTTGAAGGTCGAGATTGCCAGCAGCGTCGGGCAGAGCGCCGGCAAGGCGACCGCCCGCATCCTCTACTCACTGGATACCTGATCATGGCTGGATACTGGGAAGATGTGATTCACAAGGGCGTGGTGGTCGGGCGCCGGTGGGCGGGCGAGGAGCCGGAATCGGCGCCGGTTCGCCGCATCACCAAACTGAAATTCCGCGACCGCTTCACCGGTGCGGAAAAGCTCGCGCTCTACACGGCGGCGGAATCGAGCGTGCAGCTCCGGGTGTATCTGGATGATCTGGCGGCGGCGGAGTTCGTGGATCTCGACTACGGCGCGACCGTGGCAGGGGTCCAGGCGCTCGAGGTCGCCGGGATCATCGGGGCGGGGCGGGCGGCTGAGATTCTGGGGTAGGCGTATTCTGCATTTTTTCCAAGTTCTGCCCGGCGCGCGTGGTTTCGGGTGTTCGAAGTGCGCCCTGTGGGCTGGCGAATCAGTCACTTAGATACACGCTTAACCACTGCCAACACCACGGCGAGGGTTCGAATCCCTCCCTCACCGCCAGCTTTTTCTGCATTATCTTGACTTCTTTTCTGCGGCGTTCTCAACGCATTCCGCACTTTGCTCCAGCTTCGACAGCTCAGCCCGCCCGCGGTCCTGCCTGATCCACTTGCCGTAGTGGCGCAGCACCGTCTCCAGCCGGTCGCCCATCTGCTCGGCCACCCATGACGGCTCACAGCCCGCCGAGAGGGCGCAGCAGGCGCACGGCTAGCGCGCCTTCTCGCCGTAACCCAACACTTGCGCAATAATTCTCGCGACCTGCTTGGGGACTATGGTCCGCTGTTTGTCTGTCATTAGCCGTTCAGCCGCCACCCATGTGTCGATAACCCTCAGCGCGTGTTCCATCGTTTCGACTCGTGCGCGCAGGCGCTCGATCTCGCTTATAAGCTCTTGGTTCACTGCGACAGTAACATCCATCTCACACCCCCTCGCCCTTGCGGGCTGTGATAGGTGCTGGCGTGGCATTGTTATGCGCCTTCATTGCCAGTCGCATGCCTGCCTTTCGTTCCTCCATCGTCATGCATGAGACCAATAAGTGGCGGGCGCGGTTGATTCTCTTGTTTTTGGTGACAGTCATCCACAGCTCCCCGTAAGCCTCGCACACCGGTAGCGGTATCGTGTCGCCCATCTGACGAATCTGCTGCATCTCTTGCTGGCACTGCGCAAGCTCGGCGCGCAACGCCTCATTCTCTGTAGCCAGTTCGCTCGCCATCGCAATGTGCCGCTCTATGTCGTGACGCAGGCGCTCGATCTCGCGCACTGCTGCGTGTTCGCGTTCTGTTTTCGGCTGCCTTGAGTCGAGAAGTTCGGCAATCAATTCGCAGTGTGGCCGTGCCTGGTAGTACACCCCAGGCAGCGCCGCCGCGCACGCGGCAAGTTCGGCGCGCAGGCGGTCGATCTTATCGCATGCCGCGTCGATAGCGTCGCCGACCACACGCGGGTCCTGCATTTC